CCGATTTATAACACATAATCGGATATGTGTTATAAAACACGTCTGTATGTAACGCCTACAGCTGTTCGTCATCGATGTACAGGATTCGTGCGCCGGAGAGCTCCCGTGCGCGTTGGGCGATGGCACGGCGCCACGCGGCGGGCATATCGCCGGTCGATTCCGGCTCGGTTCTCGGCACGATGACGGCGGCCTCCTCCCCGGCTTCGGCGGTGACGGCGGCCGTGTGCCGCACTTCCGCGTCGAAGCGGCGTTTGAGCCCGCGCAGGTCGGTTTCGAGATTGTCCGGCAAATACCGGTCACGCTCCCAGCGCTTCACGCTGAACTCGGCGACGCCCCACCGGGCGGACAGCCATTTCGCGGTCAGGCCCATGCTCTCGCGCAGGCATTTCATCTCGGCGCTCGTCATCGTCATGATGCATCCTCCACTTTCTGTTTTTCCAATGATTCTGCCACGGCGACGCTGGCGGTGTTCTCCACAGCGAGCCTGTTCATGTCGTACCTGTCAAGCATCTCACGGGTACTCCAGCCACCCGAGGCCATGATCTCCCTGTCGGGGACCTTGCGGCGTCGTGCTTCCGTGGCGAATGAGCGGCGCAGCGAGTGCGGCGTGATTCTCCGCGCCGCCCCCACCTTTTCGCCCAAGTCGGCTATGACCTTATTGAGCTGCTGGTAGGTGACGCGCTTGCCCCTCCAGACAAGCAGCGGCCCTTTCCGACGTTCGCCTATCGCGCGTTCCACGGCATTGGCGGCGCGTTCGGACAAGCCGACCTCCTGCATCCAATCGAACTTCCTGTTGACATGCACCACCGGCGTGTCGCCCACACGGTAGTAGTCGGATACGCCCAGCTTCAACGGTTCGCTTGCCCTCAACCCGTTGAGCAATAGCAGACAACAGGCCGCGCCCACGAAAGCCCTGCGGTCGGCCTCAGCCAGGTCAAGAAACGGTGCGGCTTGCTCCTGCGGCAGCCATGAACCGTCGCTCCAACGGCGCAGCTTGGGACGTTTCACATGTTCTGCCGGATTGCGTTCGATATACTGCTCCTGCCACAGGTACTCGTAAAAGCAGCATATCGGCACAAGCTCGCTCGCCACGGTGGCCGGCTGTTTGCCCAACCGCTCTATCCTCCACACCCTGTAGGCATCGATATGGAAACGACGGATTTGCAGCACGTTCAACCTGTTGTCGGAACACCATTTCAGCCACAAGCCCAGCACCCGCTTATACGCGGGTCGGCTTTTCGCCGGAACGCTCGCCAAGTATTCGGCTATCAGCCGTGTCACTGGTGTGTCCATACGCTCACCGCCTCCTTGATGACCAACGGCCCGTCTTCCGGGCCTCTCACGAACGGAGCGACCCATTGCCGTCTGCGTTTGGAATGCGCAGGCCCGTACGCTTGGTTGCGCCAGAACCCACGGACGAAATACCGGTACTCGCATCGTCTTCTCGAACGCGGTGCCCATTCCGAAGATTGGCTTCTGGGCCCCGGACGCAGTACTATCATCTTCACTTTCGCGGACTGGCGTTCCATGCTCACGGGGCGGGGGCCGTCCCGTTCCGTCCGCCAAACGCACGGTTTGACCGCGCTGACTCGCGGCTCGCGCATCAACGCCATAGTCACGTCAAGCACCACGCCCAACGCGGTGGGCACCACCTCCACGTCCATCGGACAAATGGGGAGGCGCTTGTCGAGAACCGTGCGCCGCACCGTATCCGGGTCCGACGTGTACAGGCGCAAACCTATCCGCTCAGCTGTTGCCTCCCATGCGACGGCGTTGACCAGCATCGTGCCAAGGTTCGTGATGCATGAAACACCGTCCTCGTACACGACGAAACCGTTGGTCGTGGGATATTCGGGGGTTTCCGGCAGTTCGCCCGACCTGAACTGGGCTTCCACGACTTTGCACATGTCGCTGTTGACCCACCACAGGCTCGCCGCCTCCAAACCATCCAACTCGCCGTACATGGAATCGACCAGTTCGTCCACCGGCAGCAATCCGCCCGTCTTGGCCAAGGCGGCGCGTTGCCGGCCATCCTCTACCAGATGGTCACGGATGACCGGCAGCCAGGATGGGGTGAGCCGCAGTTTCTTCCGCCGGCTCATCGCGCTAGTCCAGTTCGGTGGCGAACAGCGAGGTGTTCGGGCTGGGGTTGTCCGCGTAATCGCCTTCGCCGTTGATCATGTCGTTGGCGTAGTCGATGAGGTAATCGATGTCCTCGACCTCGTAGACCGGCTCGGATGCGCTGAGGTCATGCTTTTCGAGCAGTGCCGCGTAGGGGCCGTCCTCGGGCCACACATCCGAATCGTCGTTGAGGTTCTTCAAATCGCCGACGTTCCAGAAATCGAGGCTCCAGTCGGGCGACCAGTTGTCGCCGTCCCAGTTCTGCAGCTTGAGGTCTACGGTGCGCTTGTGATCGGTGAATACGGTCATGATGACTCCTTAAAAAACGTGAAAAAGGTGTGCTTTCGCAGGCCCGGCCATAAGACCGGGCATACTGCCGATAAAAAGAATGTTTCAATCCACGCCCTTGGCGGGCGACATACGGCTATTGATGCCGATGGAACCAGTATAGGCCCGTATCAGAGCTCCTTGCGGGCGTATTCGCAGATCTCGTCGAGCGTGTCATAGTCTTCCTCGCCGTCGATATGCCAGCAGAGGTCTTCCTCCACCGCTTCCTTGTCACCGTTCTCGTAGCGGTACCAGAGGGTGCCTAAGAGGAAGCTGTCGTCGGTGGGGTCGAAGCCGAGGGCGAGGAACTGCTTGCCGTCGCGATTGCTGACCTCGATTGTGTCGTCGGGGCAGATTCCGTCGACCACCTCGGTGTCGATGGCGCTGCCGGTGTTGCTGTAGATGTAGCTGCTGATCTGGTAGATGTTCATTTTCGGAGCCTTTCTGCTCTTTCCGGGCTTGCCTTGCGCTTCCCGTTGACAGTTATTAGTGTAGCACAATCGGTTACAAAAAGTAACCGGCGTGTCGGAAATGCTAGACTGGACCCGTCCACCTTGCTGACACTCGGGGGACAATGCAAAAGCCCCGCAACCATCCGGCGCGGGGCTCAATTTTTGCCCACATTTTGCCCACATTATTCTGGGAAACCGAGGGAATACGAGGGAATCGACGAGAATAGAAAAAGCCGCTAAGCCCTACTCCCGCAAGGCAAAGCGGCTATTTTTCACCGGTCGTAAAATCAAGGTGCATAAACTCGGGGACCCTACCCAACCGAAACCGCAGAACCCAATGATTTCAACGTTTCTCTACCTGCCTTCGGTGTCTCCGAAACGATCTTGCCCACATTTTGCCCACATCCCCCACGACCGGTCTCAATCTGTATGGTCGCATCGATCATGCGAGCCACATCCATCAGGTCGCCGTCGAACAGATCGGCGTACACGTCCAGTGTCATGCTCGCCGAAGCATGTCCCATAACCCTTTGCAAGGCCTTGACGTTCGCCCCGGCATGCACGGCCAGTGAGGCGAACGTGTGCCGCATGTCATGCGGGGACGGCCACATCGACGGGTCCCAGCCGAGACGACGCAGCGCTTCCGGCCACCATGAGTGGTTCGTGGGATTGTCGGTCGCGGCCTGCTGGCGGATGGGCCGGCCGTTCGGGTCGGTGAACACCCGGTCAAGGGGCTTCTTGTCCGTGAGCAGTGGCCCGAGCGCGTCGATGACGATGCGTGGTATGGGCACGATGCGCTGCTCGCTGCTCTTCGGGGTGCCATCGACCGGCTTGCCGTTGACCTGCACGGTGTTGTGCCTGATACGCAGCACGCCCTGCCGCAAGTCCACGTCCTCGACGCGCAGGCCGGAAGCCTCGCCCCACCTCAGTCCGCAGAAGCCCAAAGTGAGCACGAGCGCGCGGCGCACATAACCGAACCGTTTTGCGTTGCGCGCCTCGTCGGCGAATTCGATGACCTGGCTGGCGGTCAGGTATACGCGCTTCTGCTTGCGCTGCGGCTTCCGGGGCAGTTCGATGCCCTCGCACGGATTATGGAGTATGAGCTTGTCGCGGACGGCGTTACGGCAGATGGCGGCCAGTATCCCGTATGCGCCGATGACCACGGTCGCGGAACGACGCGAGGCGAGTTCGCTGACCCAGCGCTGCACTTCGCCGTGGGTGATGCCGTTGATCCTCCGCCCGCTCCACACATCAACGCAATGAGTGCGCCACAGGCATTGCTCCCGGCCTATGTGCGAGGGCTTCCAAAACGGTTTGCGTTCGGCCAGCCATTCATCGTGCAACTCCCCTATGAGCCGGTTCCCCGCCTGCGGATCAACGAACATATCGGTTGCTTTTGCGATGGTGACGTGTTCGGCCGCCCAGTTTTCGGCATCGATTTTCCTCTTAAAGCCGCGCTTGTCGGTCTGGGTGCCGTCCGGCTTGCGGTAACGGACGCGATAGCGCGTTTCGCCTTTGCTGGTCTTGTATCTGGTGACGTTCGCCATTCAGATCACCTCCCGTGAGGCGAGTATCCTGTTAGATATGACAGCAACGGATAGCGGGATGACGTTCAAGGCGTGGAGCGGCGACGATATGACTCGGGTTGAAGGCGTCGGCACCAATCCGTCAATCGTGGCGAACAACGTGCTGCGTCGTTCGTTTGATGACGGCGTGCCGGTGAATCTGATGAAGCTGCAACGGCTCCTGTATTTCACCGCCTGCACGTACATGCGGCAGTCAGGATTGCGATTGTTGTCCGAACCGTTCCAGGCGTGGGGAAGCGGGCCGGTTATCGTCAGCCTGCACCAACGACTGAAGGGGTTGAACGGCAGACCCATCACCTCGTATCTGTCGGGGCCTGATGGTCGCACACGAATTGTCCAGGATCGTCCGGGAGACGACTTCCGCAGATCGTTGAACCTCGTGTGGGATAATCTGTCGAGATACAGTGCGGCCGACCTTTCCAGATTCGTCAAAGTCGAAGGCTCGGCATGGTATGACGCATGGGTCAACGGCAACGCGTACATAGACGATGTGTCGATGGCAAACGACTTCACTGTTTTCGAGCGTTTGGGGTTGGCTCTATGACATTCAGAAACATTCCACCAGTGGACGATGCGGCCCGGAACGATGAAACCGAACCGGACGATATCGTGGGTGGCGTGGAAGGTTCGGCCTCTGAACCAACCGGACTGTCCGTCGGAGACATAGATCCAGAGAAGCAACATAACTGGTGGGTGGAAAACTTCAAGAACATTGCTGCCCTGGTTATCGTGGTCGTCAGCTTGATTGCGGTTTGCGTACTCGCTTACGTCCGTTCCAAGGCAGGTGACTCGGAGGGACTGGCGACTGCGATGGGAGTGTTCTCCACGGTTGCCACGACGGCGTTGGGTTTCCTGTTCGGCCGTAATTCCAAATAGCATTTTCGGGTATGCTTCGCCCCGTGTAGGATAGTGGGCGAAGCGTCCTCCTTTCTTGAACTAGCTGGATTCTTCAACCGCCCTGTTGGCGCTGCAACGCCGGCAGGGCAATATTTTTATCTAAGCGATTAACGCATACGTCTCCCCGGCTCGTAGAATCAAGGTATGGGTAAACATGGGACGAAGAAGACCACAGCGCAATCTGTCATAATGACAGTTCTGTCCGTTCTGTGCTATACGGCGGGCGCGTTCTGCGCGCTGTTCGTTTTTGTCGGCGCTTGGCCTATGCTCATCTTCACAGCGTTCTTCATCTTTATCGGCATGTTCGCATATAAACATCGCTTCGACAAGAGAGGAGGTGATCCAGCCGTCTCTCGCACTCCAGTTGACGGGTCCACGGTGCAAAGAAAATCGCCGGACACGATTCCCGCTCCAGCTGAGTCCCATGTTGCCGGAACAGTCGAATACCTCGTCTACAACTACAACGAGCCGGTTGTGGCGAATATTCCGCGAGACAGGATATTCACCGCTGAAATCATTCGACGCAGGATGAACGTGCCTTTCCATGGAAACAGGGATCTCGGCTATGTCCTCGGAGGCGGTAACGGCAACGGCTATGTGCTTTCCTACAACGGCGCACCGTTCGGCGTGATTCCGAATGACAGGCTCTGCGCCTATCTTGATGACGTCCACGCACGCACCATCAGCTGCGTCTGGCATGAATGGTACGAACCGACCATCAAATCGATCAAGGCTCTCGCACCCTCCACACGAAGAAGCCGTAGCGAACGGATCATAGCGTCCATGATTGGTGCCGGAAAATGGGACAGCGTGGACGATGTTGATTCCATTAAAGCCAGCGATTATAAACCGAACGCGATGGCGGACAGTCTGTTGTCCGGCAGGGGCTTCATTGACATCGAGGTGTCCCTGGACATGATTCCAACGCCTAAGGGCTCCTACGCCAAACCGCATGTCGGCATCTTCCACGACGGAGCGGCTCTGTTTGAGTTCGACGCGCGGAAGATGGTCTATGGAGAGCTGGTGCGCCACGCCGGTCAGAACGCACTGGCCCGAGTCGAAAAGAAACTGTCCAACGACGGGAACGGCAGCCCTTATTACTCCATCATGCTTGTGTTCCAATCAGACACCTCCTCTCAGGCGTGATTACTGCAAAGTCATGTAGGCATTGCTGATAATCGGTGATGGTTTGTATGGTCAGGTCGAGCTCCGAGGCTATGAGCCAAGGCGCTCCTCCGTATGTTTGTTCTGCTTGACGGTATTTTTGCGAATCTACTAGGAGCCGCGCTGCCTCAAATCTGGTACGTTGCTCGTGCATTCCGCATTGGTAG